TGGGATGGTGAGTTGTCAGTGATTGACTTCAAATCTTCCACAAAGGAAAAACAAGAAGGTTACATTCGTAATTACTTCATGCAATGTTCAGCTTATGCTGAGATGTTTGGTGAAATTACAAATAGACCAATCAATAAGATTGTGGTAGCAATTGCAACCGAAGAAGAAGTGCCACAAGTATTTGTGAAAGACAAGAAAGAATATTTGCCAGAATTGAATCAATTCATTGATAAATACTGGCGTGATATTGCTGTATGAAGTAAAGAGAAAAGTGTTCTGGACGGGGATGCAAATTCCCCCTCCTCCACCAAAAGCATGAGATTCAATCACGGCGCCATCTGTTGTAGCAGAAGTGTAACGGATCAATCATCTACAATGCTTTTGATGGGGGAGAATAGTTTCGACAGGGCAAAGAGTAACAGAGCGGACAGCACGGTAGGCGATGACCGTTAATCAAGCAAAAAACGTAAATGCAAACGATAGCTCTTATGAGTACGCATTAGCAGCCTAACAGCCGCTTAGGGTTTTGGTTGGTTTCCTAGTAACAGAATAACCAACCTTTTATATTATGATGGAGTGATGTTGTGCCTTTGATTTTAGAAAATGTTCGTATAGAACCAATTGAAGAAATTAAGATTGCGGCAGAACCAGCAATTACGAAGATTGAAAATTCTTCGATAAATGGTAATGAATTGCTGTTTATATTTTTATTATTTTGCATGTTGTATCTTTTCCGTATTCAATTGTTTTATCTATTGACATTGATTGCAAAAGTGTGTATAATGGCCTTGTTCGCCTATTCAACATATATTCTATTTCTAAAGTAATGGCAAACTATAAAAGAAAAAAACCAAGAAGAAGTTGTAAATGTACCATGTGTACGCAGTTTAGATGGCTGGGTAATTCAGCTGGAAGAAAAAGAATCTCTGATGTTCGTAATGACGATAAGTTTAAATCATACAAGGAAACAGAGTGAAAATTTATAAAAGTAATTACCGGCATCATTGGGTATCACCATATGAGATTCTCAAAACAGTTTGTTTTTGGGAAAAAGATGAAGATGTATTTTATGACCTTGAAGACACTGGTACAGGAAAATATATCAAATTGATTAATTTTTTAAACCCATTTTGTATCGCATGGCAAAAGTTTCTTGACTTTGTTCATCCACATATTAACTATGTGAAAATTGATCGATATGATACTTGGTCAATGGATCATACCTTAGCAGATATCATTTTGCCAATGTTGAACCAATTACAAAAAGATAAACATGGTGCACCTTTTGTTGATGATGAAGATGTACCAGAAGAGTTAAAATCTACATCAGCACCACCAAAAGAAAATGAGTGGGATATCGATGAGAATCATTTCAAAAGATGGGATTATGTTGTTGGTGAAATGATTTTTGCTTTTGAATGTAAAGCTGATGATACATGGGAAGAAAAGTTTCGTTCTGGTGAATTTGATAAAAAGACAGTTGCTTGCAAATGGGATGAGAATGGTAAAGCAACAATGTATCAATGGGTTGACGGACCAAAACATACCTATACATTAGATATTGATGGCATGCAAGAAGTACAAAAACGAATTACAAATGGTTTTCGTTTGTTTGGTAAATATTACGAGGGCCTTTGGACCTAAGTTTTACAATTCCTATGAGATTAAATCGCTTATAAATAAGTAACCAGCAATCACACAAATCGCTGGTGACACACACTACACACACAGGAGAAACAATATGTCAAATCTAACACCGTTTGAAATCAGACTTGAGCTTTTAAAAATGTCCAAGGACATGCTTACCGAGGATTACTATGGTAAGCGAGAAGTAGTAAGCAACGACTGGGCAGCAAAGGTCGAAGCAATCAAAATCAATGGTGGAGTTATTCCGGATCATCCTGGATTTCCTCCATACCCACTGGAAAGTGAAATCATAGCAAAGGCAGCAACGCTCAATGGTTTCGTTTCTAATATAACACCCGATACAATCAAACTAAGCAAAAAGTCTACCACCTGATGGGTGAGGAGATCGCACTGTTTTGAGTGCGCTCTCCTTTCAACACAAAGGAGTAAGAATGAAATCCAGTTTTTTAATTTGTATTGTCACTGTCATGGTGATACTTACAATAAGTTTTGGAATGGCATCACAGATAAGACATGACATGCCTTTTAAAACCAAATTCAACAGCTTGTCACCACAAGCAAAAGAAGAAGTTGAATGTCTAGCCGAAAACATTTACTTTGAATCTGCCCATGAACCAAAACAGGGGCAGATTGCTGTTGCGTTTGTTACCTTAAACAGAGTTAATTCCGGTTTATTTAAAACAGATATCTGTGGCGTAGTGAAACAAAAAAATAGGAATGTTTGCCAGTTTTCTTGGTACTGCGAAGATAAACCTTACCGCATTTCCACTGAAAAAAGCTTGACATCCACCCCCAATTCGTTGTATAATGGTATTAGAGAGTTAGCAGTAAGCATCTATATCAATTATGAACGAATGATAGATCCATCCAATGGTGCTTTATTTTATCATGCTGACTATGTTAATCCTGGATGGAAAAACATGCGAACAACTGCCGTTATTGGTCGCCACATATTTTATACTAGAAGAGGAATGTAAAAATGCCAGCTAAATTAGGATACCCAACATCAACTACTGTATCATTGACATTCGTGTTATTGGCAGCAATATTTGGATTAGCTTATTACAATATAATCGATAGAAGTCTCATGGCACAGAACATTGATGTTGCAATCACAAAAGGCATTGACCCATTATCAGTAAGATGCTCATATGCAAAGAGTGATGATATTATTTGTGTGGTTTTTGCTTCATCAGCACAATTTCACAATGCAGGTGTTACAGGTGTAACAATTAAGAAATAATTTTTTTAGGAGTATATTATGGCTATTCAGCAAATGAGTGTTAATGAAATTTCAAATCCAGCAGACCGTGAAAAGTTGTTGAAAGTAATCCGTGAGGTGTCCGATTCAATGGCACGATCTCAGAGTGAGAAAGATTATATCCGTGAAGCAATTGCGGACATTAGTAAACAGTTACAATTACCAAAGAAGATTGTAGCTAAAATGGCAAAGGTGTATTTTAAACAGAACTATGATGAAGAGGTTGCTGTGCAAGACCAATTTGAAACTCTATATGAAACGATTGTAAAATGAAATATATTTTTAAACAAATAGACAATGTTTCTGGCCGTAATGCAGAAACTACTTTTGAATTTAGTACAGATTCGCTTCCTGATATTCTGGATCAATTTCAAATGTTTCTCCGTGGTTCAGGTTTTTATCCATCAGGTGTTTTAGACTTTGTGGATGAAGATGCTTGTGGACCAGAATGGTATAATGAAGAGTTTGATGTATCACCAGAAGAATCAACTATTCAAGATACGCAATCTGATCCAGAGTGGCATCCTAACTGGCCATTTCCAAGAAGTAGTTCAACTGAAGAGGTAAATGAATTGAGTGAAGAATCATATAATTTTGCACCATCTGTCGGAATGCAATGGACAGTGAATGAATTGATGAAAGGTCCAATGACTGTTCAATCAATTGAGGATTGTTCAGTTTGCGGTATTAATTTAGATAAAATGAAATATCAAACCTGCTGGAATGTTAAGTGTGCAATAGGCAACGATGCCTACTAAAGATGAGATGTTAAAATTTGCTAAGTCAATAGAGCACCTTGTTGCAAATACTGATTACAATTACATAGAAGCAATTGTTGACCACTGTAAGACAACTGGTCTTGAAATTGAAGTAGCTGCAACATTGATTAACTCTAACCTTAAATCAAAAATTGAAGCTAACGCAATGGATAATAATATGCTAAAAGACAAGGGTGCTAGATTGCCCATATGACAGGCTATCAAACATTTGAAATTTATCAGGCACTCAAGTTACACTTTACATCGGATTCTTACGACTATTTGAAATATAATGGCAAGACCAATGTTAGTGTAACCGCTTTTGAAAATAGAAAAGATAAGTATCACTTTTACAAACTGTCTCGTAAATGTAATAACAAAGATGATTTAATTAATTTTGTTGTTGCCAATTTTGTAGAAGATGAAAAGTCTTGGGTAGGTAACCTATTGATGGAAGAAGCAGATATGAATTACCGAAAAAGACAAAAGGTAATTCAATCGCTGTCGTATACATTTGAGAATGATTTAACAAAGGTATTTGATGGTTGTTCTAACCCTAATGACTTGATTGTTGTGCATGATGGTGACTATCCTAGTCTATTGACAAAGACTTTACAGAGAGATATACAGATTGAAACCTTGTGTATTCTTAATGACATTCTTGGATTCTTTCCTATGTGGTCTAAGAAGATAACAGACAATATTCGGTGGCCAGAATACAGGCGAAAATGCACCAAGTATGCCACATTTCTCCCCAAGGATAGTGTAAAATATAAACTTATATTGAAGAAGGTGATTGATGATTGAGAAGGTGTAATTGTTGCCTTCAACAAGACAGGTGGCATCGGTATACTTCACACAAATATCGGTGAAACTGTGTAAAAATTAAATAGTCTGCTTGCAAAGCAACTAAATAATTTGATATAATGATACTGTGAACAAAACGCTATACAAAAACATACATTTTATACAAGGAAATAATATATGAGTTCTTTCGCAAACCTCAAACGCAGTCGCAATGATTTGGATAAATTAACCAAAGCAATTGAAGACTCCGCATCCCCCGCTTCTAAAGAAGCTGGATCAAAAGATGACACCAGACTCTGGCAACCTACTGTTGATAAAGCAGGCAATGGCATGGCAGTTATTCGCTTTCTTCCCGCACCTGCGGTAGACGGTGATGATGCATTACCTTGGGTTCGTAGATTTGACCATGGATTTCAAGGTCCAGGTGGTTGGTACATTGAAAACTCTCTGACAACTCTCAATCAAAAAGATCCAGTATCAGAGTATAACACTACATTATGGAATTCTGGCATCGAAGCAAACAAAGAAATTGCACGGAAACAAAAACGCCGTTTGCATTACATTGCTAACATTCTGGTTGTATCAGACCCAAGTAATCCATCAAACGAAGGTCAAATCAAACTGTTTAAGTTTGGTAAGAAAATCTTTGATAAGCTTACAGAGGCGATGAATCCTGAATTCGCTGATGAAACACCAATCAACCCATTTGATATGTGGGAAGGTGCTAACTTCAAGTTGAAGATTCGTAATGTTGAAGGCTATCGCAACTATGATAAATCAGAATTTGCTGATAAGTCTGCATTGCTTGATGGTGATGATGAGAAACTTGAAACGCTCTGGAAGAAAGAATATTCTCTAAAGGAATTTACCGATCCATCTAACTTCAAGTCATATGAAGTATTGAAGGCAAAGCTTGATAAGGTTTTGGGTTTTGATGGTGGTTCTTTTGTAAAGACTAAGGCAGAAGATGCTGTCTTTAAGAAGTTTGATGATGACGATGTTTCAGTAATCGATAAAAAGATTGTTGAACATGATGACGAAGACTTGGATTACTTTAAGTCTTTAGCAGAAAAAGAGTAAAATCTTTTGTGCAAATTAAACCCCGCCTTGTGCGGGGTTTTTTTATTATGTAACTGGTCTTAACAGATACTTCATCATATCTGTATTATAAGGCGTAGCAGAACCTGAACCACCGCCACCACCATTTTGAGCAATATTGGTAACTGGTGCATTAACAACTGTTGAACCTCCACCTTGCTTCATAGAATCTTCTTTATATTTTGTGTAACCAGCAAAAATATCCAACAAAGCATTTCCAGTATTTGGCGCAGATGCTAATGCTGTTGCAGCTGCAGGCCTCGCACCGTTACCTCCGCCTCCACGATACATGTTCTCAGCAAAAACAGTTTGTCCTATTTGTGTGCCGCCACCAGCTTGTAATTTATCCAACCATGCAACACTAGTTCCTGGGCCATATGCGTTTCTATTTGCAGCTGAAAATGAATCTAAGCTTTTAGATATGCCAGGTAAAGAAGAAGCACTTTCGTTAATCATTGCGGCTGATTTTTCATTTGGGCCTTGAATGAAGTTTGGGCTAGGTTGATGTCCGTTTTTACTCGTACCTGTTACTGCTTGAAATGCATTTCGTTCACTCAATGTGTCAATGATAGTTCCGCCATTTTTTCTAGTTCTATTCAAAATAACTGCCATTACATTGGCATATTCATTTTTATTTGCACTTGCTTCTGCATAAACAGCTCGCATTAACATATCATGCTCTTGATCATTAATTTTACGACCCAAATAGTCTTCTATTGCTGTTCTTGAATCACCAGAAGCTGGTGATGGTGTTCTTGAAGCTAAAGCTGCGCCACCAGCATTTCTAGTTGGTGTTCTTAAAACTGAAGCTGCTGCACCACCAGCATTTGACACTTGAGTTGCAGTTGATGATGGTGTAATTGCAGTTGCAGATTCTTCTCTAATTATTGCAGAATTTTTTTCATCTTCATCCATTTCTTTTTCTAAAGCAACAAAAAAATCATAGATTTGATAGACATCATAAACAAGTAACAATGCACCCAACGCAGAAACTAATAGAGAAAAACCAGCGGAAAATGGTGCCGCAGCAACACCCGCTACAACAGTTGCAAATTTAGCACCAGCCCAAAAACCAAACTTAGCTGAAAACTTTGAAACCATGCTTACTGATGCACCTTTTTGTACAACTTTAGTAATAACATCAATAATTTTTTTCCATAGACCTTTATTTTTAGTCATCTCTCTATTTTCACCAACAGTGCCAAAACTGCTGAGTGATTTTCCAGCTGCTGTTGGTGATGTTGATGCTGCTCCACCAGGCAATGGTCTTATCATGGAAGCTGCAAACGCAGTCTGCAATCCTAAACTTGCAGCTGTTCCAACTTTTTCAGCAGTTGATGTTTGTGATACTGATTCTGAAGTTGGCGCTGCACCTGGAGCACCTAAAGTTTCACCACCCGTGATCTTCTCCCCTAGTGCATCTTCTGCTTGTTCTTTGCCACCAAACATCTCATAGATTTGAACTGTTGTTAAACCAGCGCCCAATAATAGTGCAAATTTACCAGCACCACCAAATTTTCCGCCTTTTTTTCCACCTGCGGCACCAGCACCACCGCCTGGTGCTCCGGCTGCAAATGCGAACATCTTTCTAGTTGCAGCTGCAATAGCAAGTTCGAATATAACAAAACCAGCTTTAATTGCTAAAATTGCACCGCCAAGAATTTTAGCGCCATCTAAAATATTTTTTTTATAGTCTTCACCAAATATAGTTGTGAATATACTGTTTAGCATATTATCCACACTCTTTTTAAATTCACCACCCTCAAAATACTTACCTATAGATGCTAACAAACCAGTTAATAAACCAGCTTTAAGTACAAATTTAAACAAATCAAAAATACCTCCGCCCTCTTTTTTACTACTATCAACTGGTGTTGGCGTTAATCCACCACTATTTTTTTTGTATTGCCCCTCATACTGCGCTTCTCTATCACCGGCTCTTTTAAAGAACATGTCTGCTGATTTTGTTGGACTGCCACCAGCCAACTTAACCAGCTTTTGCATATTCAACCGCATGACATTGATATCTCTTGCCATTGCAGGAAAAACAACACTATTTTTTGCCATTATCTTCATATCAAAACCAAGGCGAGTAAGCTTCTCTTCCATTGATTTTGACATATCACTATCATACCCACCTCCAGTGCTTCTTACACCACCTCCAGATGCACCATATCGATATTTTTTACCAAACATTTTTTCAAATGCGGCTCCACTAATACCAGTTTGTGGTAACATACCTCTAATGTCCGTCTTCTCTCTAATTCTTGCGCCAGAAGCGGATATAAAAGCCCCAAGAAAGCCTTTTGACATTAGTTCTTTTCTGTAAATATCTTCTAATCGTGAATTTGCCATAGCTCTTATCTCTTATTCATAGCTGCTTGTTGTTCCATTCTCTGCTTTTCTTCTTCTAAATATTGTGTCAGCATTGTGACATATATTTCTCTTTCCCAAGGTATCATGTTGTCAAGTTCTGTAAGACTGTATTTGTGATGTTGCATTAACGCAAAATTAGTCTTATAGTAATTACCTAGGTTATCATGATATAAATTTATGCGAAAAAACTTTGCACGCCCTCCAGTGTGATGTTCTCTTCGTAACCACACTTTTTGCATTTGTATTCAAGCTTCTTTTCAATTTTTGGCATAGTATCAAAAAAGTTTCTGATATTTTCTAAATCTTTTTGCTGTAGATTATCCACAAATTCAATTATTTCATCTTTTGTGTTATCTTTCATATGATAAACAGTATCTTCATCATAAACTTGATCGATTGAATTGTAAATTAAATCCATAACAACATCACCTTCTTCTTTACCCAAAATTGACTGCATTAATTCAAATGTTGGATACTTCATAACAATTCCAACTTTATCATTCAATTGAAATTTGTTTGTGTGACCTTTAGTGATTGTTGGTTGTACCTCAAGCACATTAAATGAAATCTCATTTATTTGCCCACAATCTTTATCTTCTCCAGTCTCAGTTTTTATTTTGTTATTGCATCTGTATTTCAAATTGACAACTTCTGAAACAGACCTTGCTCGCAAATGCATAAACAAATATTCTAAATCAAAAACTGGCAATGCATCAATATCAATATCAGATAACACGCAATTTTTCAATACTTGCCTAATAACCTTTACTGTTGCTTCAGCATCATCGTTTTCTGTATTCATCAAAAACAATTTTTGTTCTTTAACTAAAAACGGTCTAAACTGAATAGCCTTTCCTGTTGATATCAATTTCACTTCATAAATTGGCGTATCTATTTTAGGTAACATAATGTCCTCACTTTGTTAAAAATTTAAGTTATTGCTCTACCAAAAGGTAAAATTTTGTTTAGTCCAACCCCAAACAAAGCAGCTGCTGCAGCTGCAACATCGTAACTGCCAGTATACACTGGTTTGTATCTTTGATACGCAAACTGCACACTTACTCTATGAAATGAATCTTCAGACCAACTAAGTTGTTGAGCTGAAACTCCAATTGGAAATGCATCAATCAATTCTACGGCATATATTTGCTTAATAAAATCATCATACTGAATAATTTTAATTGGCGTCATATAAGTCTGCGGACCTTTTGCATATCTCATATTGTTAGTATCAGACGGATGAATTGCTTCTATCCAACGGTCAAACAATTTTCTTTCCCAAAACTCATTTGTAGATAAAAATGTTAGTGTAATTTCATTGTATTGACTTTGATATGGCACCTTAAAACTTGGACCATAAACCTTTGCTTCTTGTGTCATTAATGTTCTGCCTGGTAACTCTGCACTTTCACATTGCAAGGCTAGATATCTGGATAGAGTTGCATTTGAACCAAGTGAAGTATTACCAAGTAAACTACCAATAGTTTCCGTAACTGTTCCAAATATTGCATTTGGTAAATTAAGTAAATTCTCAATGATGTTATTTGGAACAAACTGATTGATGTATGCTGGTATTGGTAATATAACTTCAAATCTAGATGGTTTTGCAGGACCATCTTTTGAACGCATGTGCGACAAAAATAAATTTGGAGAGAATGACATTAGAATTTTTTCCTTGAGTCTGCGTAAACTTTACTAGTAGTGGCACCGACAAAGGTTTCAACAGGCAACATTGCGGCAATGTCCCATTCATCTGCGGAGATTTCTAAAAATCTGGATTGTATATGACTGTATAAATATCTCTTGATGCATGGTGTTGCCTCAAATGCTCTTGATGCACCAGCAAGATAACTATAACTTACTCTTAATTTTGTCTTTGAATCAAAATTATTGTTTGTTGCAGTCTCGCTCAATTTGTCTAAAAGAACCAACCTTTGTTTTGGGTGAATGTAATGTAAATTTAACCCTAAGAATCCGTCTTTATATGATTCGATAGGAATCACCAGTGGAAATCTATCATAGTATGGTAAGATATCTTTAGTTTTTGGATCATAGAAATAAAAGTACATTTTACCAATTGTTGAATTATTTTTAAGTCTGTCTCTATCACCCATCAAAGTTCTGGTGGAAGGATTCAAATCTTTCACTTTGGCACGAAGCCAGTTCCGTGCATTATTTGTGCCGGTTGAATAACCTTCTTTCGCAAGAGATTGTTTAATTCTGTCTATTAACTTTGCCATAGTCTATTTATCTCAAATGCCTATGTCTTTTTCAGTTAGCACTTTGAATTGCCACCCGTGTTCTTTACAAAATAAGTCTGCAGCTCGCCACTTTTCTTGATTGACTGCATAAGTTGCCGCTTCTTGTAAGAACCGGTTTGTCTTTCTTTTTTGCACAGGTTTAATAGTCTGTTTGTGGGGTTTTATTTCAATGACAACGGTTGATTCTGTGTCATTCTTTTGTTTTAATCTAACAATAAAATCTGGAAAGTATCTGTGTATTTTTTGATCAAGAGGTGACCTATACTTGATGATGATTTCCTCAGAACCCCACCAAATGACATTGGGATTATCATCTAACCATTTCATCACTCTAAGTTCCCATGAGGAACGGTAGACGACATTTTCAGAATCGCCTTTATATTTGCTTCGATTTTTTGGGGTAAACCACCCTTTATATGACATAAATAGTCTCCATATGTATGATAAATATATCTAGTAAACCTCCAGGACAATAAATGGGACTATTTAACCTATCTGATATTATCGTAAATGCGCCTAAAGAAGCAACTGGACCTTTAGGTATATTAAACAACACACAAT